GTCCAACCTAAACGTTTATCAACTTCTGCTCTATTACGAATGTTTCCTAAAGCAAAATAGGAAACCATTTAATTTATATTTACCTGCTTGAGAAAGCTTCTGTCGTTTGTTCCTTTGTGTAACAGTAAAACGATCAGGAGGGCGACGATTGTTTGGATTATCCCTAAAATCGCGCACCATATTATACGCACCTGAAACACCATTTGCACCAGTGCGTCCAACTTGGTAGGCAGCACTGCCAGCATTATAAAGGGCATTGCCTACCTGAACCATGCGACCTAGATTGTCAAAAGTAAAACCAACATTACCTGGAGCCATAAGCGAACCAGGAGGAGTCGGCGGAACTCTGACAATTTGTCGAGACATTTAATTTAAGAAAGAAAAGGTTAGGCTATACATCTTACACTTAAGCATGGCTGTGTCTAATGTCTAGCCGCTGTAGTAAGTAATACTAGGTTAGACACGAGTAGACACTCGGTCAACCTTATGGTTTTTACTACAGCTTTTAGTCCCGAAACCGGTACATTTTGCGACCTAAAGGTCACACGGGCACGAGGGCGCGCCCGGCCAACTATAACAATACTAGTCCCGCCGGAGGCAGTGGAGGACGCGAGCGCAAAGCAGTCGGGCTCCGCCAATCTCTCTGTGAATAGCCTAACCTTAATTGTGGCGTACATGAAACATAAACACCGTGAGAAAGCATAAGATTACGTAAGCAGGGGTTACCCCTGCTTACGTAAGCAGTGGCTTAGCGCCAATCTATAAAAGGAGCGGATTTGAGCACTGTTTTGGTTACTCAAAACAACGCAATGGAATGTCAAGCAAAGCTCTCTACTGGATGCTCACAATCCCGCATCACCAATTCACCCCTTGGAAGCCCTCCGAAGTACAATACATCAAAGGTCAACTGGAGTCCGGTGGCGAATCCGGTTATCTACACTGGCAACTCTTTGTGGTCCTCGCAAAGCAAAGCAGACTTGCAGCAGTTAAGAGAATATTCGGCGAGTCCGTGCATGCTGAAGCAACCAAGTCATCCGCCGCCGAAAGTTATGTGTGGAAAGAAGAGACCGCTATCGCCAATACGAAGTTTCAACTCGGCGACCGTAAGTGTAAGCGAAATGACCCTAAGGATTGGGACAGAATCAAACAACAAGCGATTGAAGGGAAACTTGAAGAAATTCCTTCAGATGTTTTCATTAGAAGTTATCACTCACTCAAGAGAATCGGCGTGGACTATGCACGGGCAGATTGTCGAGAGGTTCGGTGCAGAGTGTTTGTTGGAATTACCGGCAGTGGCAAGTCTCACACTGCCTGGAGCGAAGCCGGTTTGGACGCTTACCCAAAAGATCCTCTCACCAAGTTTTGGGACGGTTATCAAGGCCATGAAAACGTGGTTATCGACGAGTTTCGAGGAATTGTTAGTATCTCCCATCTCCTCAGATGGCTGGATCGATATCCAATGCTGGTCGAAATCAAAGGTAGCGCAACAGTGCTCAAAGCAAGACGATTTTGGATCACAAGCAACTTGCATCCAAGACAGTGGTACCCAGAACTTGACCCAATGACGTACGACGCATTGGAAAGAAGAATTGAAATAGTGGAGTTTAACGAGAAATATCAATAAATTTATTAAGTTATTCAACAGTTTCAACATAGACAGGTTGAGTGTGAGTATTAGATTTCATAGAACAAGATGCACCAATCTGAAGCTCAACTTCATACGCTAACTTGACCTTAACAGAAGCATCATCATCTAAATACTTTTGAAACCCAAAAATAGCAAACTTGCCCAAAGTAGAAAGGGCGTAAGAATTAGTATTGACTTCTTTCAAATAAGAATCAATCAAGCCAGCAAAAGATATTTTGCGACTAGTGTACAAAGAACTATACAAAGTACCACCAGGGGCAAACTTTTTAATAGAAGAGTGGCCCTTAACACGTGTAAAAAACTTTGTAGTCTCAGGGGGGTGACGTAACCAAGCGTTAGGGGCAGCAAAATTGTCAGTGCGACTCATTAAAATAGAGCCAGCGCCGATCTTTGCAATCAAAGGAGAATGAGGAGATCCAACATTAGACGACTTAACATAAGTTCCGGTACCGGAACCCCAGTATTTTTGGCCAACCAAATGATTAATATCGTTTGTATCAACAGCATCGGTGCCACCTTCATTAGGGGTACGATTTTGAAACTTCAAACGAGAAAGAGCCGAAAAATCAAGAGTAACCGAATCGGTATAAAAAGTACGAGGAACACCACTAGTAGGAGCAATAACAATAGAATACGGACGCAAAGCAGGCGTGTTATCCATAGCTGTCAACAGTGGAGTCAAAAAAGAATCAACTAAATTATTGGGAGTTGACGAAGCAAGAAAAGCAATAGGGATCGAAGCTCCCGCCGTAGACACAGGGGTAGGATAATAGAAAAAGGTGATATTACCACCAAATCCCAATGCATCATCCATACCACGAATTGAAACACCAAGTCTCATGAAAACTTGTTTCATTATAGCTCGAAGACCCATCAACAACATATTACGAGCAGGCATATTCGCATGGCCAATGTAGCATACTTCTGTATCATCATCTGTACCACCGGTGACACCGGAGACTTCGTATATGAGAGAAACGCCTCTCTTAGAATGATCGACAGGGCGGAGGTTTCTCTTGCGTCGCTTGCGTAATTTACGAGATTTGCCAGTACGCTTTTTAAAAGAACGACGAACCGTAGTAACAGGACGACGTCTACCATAAACAGAAGGATATGAAGAACCAGCACGACGAGGCGCTCCGCGTGAGGGTGGACCACCGGAACCACCTCCTGCACCATTAGCAGAAGTCCAACCTAAACGTTTATCAACTTCTGCTCTATTACGAATGTTTCCTAAAGCAAAATAGGAAACCATTTAATTTATATTTACCTGCTTGAGAAAGCTTCTGTCGTTTGTTCCTTTGTGTA